GCATGACTCAGTGACGTCAAAGAATGGCTTCCGTTTTGAGGACTACATCACATTTTTGAATGCTGTGATGCAGTGGCCCTACGAGAAGTTTGTACCATTTGCGAAGTACCATTGTGCCTCGCCCCTGGCGTATTATTTGGATAATGAGCTACCACCAAAACCGGATGGGTTCGAAGATCGATCCCTCGGATTTCTTGTGTGGAGAGGCAACATATACCATTTTTTAAAGGCCAGATTGCTCAGTAAAGGCAAAAAGTTGATTGAGACATTTGTGGTTTCTCTTAATGGTTCCAAGCGAGGCACTGCCATTGTGCCCGCAGACTTTATTAAGTCGGAATTAGAGAATCACAGAATTTTAATGTCTACTCCTGCTCCCCCCCTGTCCGTTAAACAAACGGGTATCTTCAGAAAGAAGAAGAAATATCCCATGCCTGATGTGAACGAGCTCATTGAGCCTTCACGTAAAGCGTGCTGGGAACAGGGTCTCTCAAAGGGAGGGGCTTACAACTATGTTCTTGCGAACGTGTTCATGGAAACTGATGAGTTCTTCCTTGAATTTTTAGGTGACGTCCAACAGTTACACCACCACCCCGTTAGTCATGATGACCTTTTTCACATATTGTGTAGGCAGCATCGACTCGGATGTGATTGTGTGTGTGTGTGTGAGGACGCCACATTTTGTGGGTGCTGTCCGTGGAAGGAGCTTGTTGATACGCTCCCGATTCCCGGCCAGTACTCAAAAGTGGCAGTCGTGCCCATCTGTGAACCTCTCAAGGTGAGGGTGATCACAAAAGGTGAGGCATTGACTTACTACTTCGCCCGGTGGTATCAAAAAGCGCTAAAGAAATATGTGGACACGTTTCCACAAATGATTCTCACAAGAAAGACATTAAATGTCAGTGACATCTACCTCTTGAGTTTAAAACATCTTGAGGTTTCTGAGCGCTACCACCTGGATTGGGATCCGAAGACGTTTTGGGTTTCCGTGGACTACAAGGGTGCCACGGATCGCCTTAATATTAACGTCACCAAGGCAATATTTGAAGAGTACATGGAAAATGCGGGAATTGACGAGCGAGCTCGTTTTCTTCTGCGCCGTGTTCTCTATGAACAGGAACTCCACTACCCCAAGTGGACTGACTTAAAAGCCGTTGTCCAATTGATGGGACAATTAATGGGCTCATTACTCTCCTTTCCTATTCTTTGCCTCGCCAATTTCCTGGTTTATATCCTCGCGTTTCGCGAGAGATTTCCAGAAAGTCGGGTTCCCTTGAAGGACCTCGCTGTCCTGATTAATGGTGATGACAAACTTTTCAAGTGTGACGAGCGTTTCTATGTGATTTGGAAGCGCATCGCTCACGAATTTGGATTTGTTCTGTCTATTGGTAAGAACCTTGTGCACACTTCTGTGTGCACCATCAATTCCCGTGCTTTTCGATTTCGCTCTGATGGGCGTGTCGATGAGATCCCTTGGATCAACATGGGTCTGGTTCTAGGCCAAAAGAAGGTTGCAAACGGCACTGAGATCCCGTGTGATAAGCC